TTGGTTGATCTTGGACATGCACATGATCCATGGGGCGAACACAAGCTTTTGCATGAAGAATAAGTCTATTTGCCCATTGGTAATGGGATGTAGTCTTTCGGATGCTTGCCTTGTGGGCCATTTCGATCAATGATCGGAATTTGTCTTGCAAGGCTGTATCCAACTTCATTCAGCCATTCATAACCATTCATTTTGTTGTATTCCCTGACTGTTTTGAGTGGCGTAAAGAATCCATTTCCGCTTCCATCAAAAGCAGAAGTTCCCCAACAGATGCCCACATAAAAACTTTCACTCATCAGCCCTCCACCGGAACGTCCCGGTCGAGGGCTGTTTTCTGTTGTTACCAGATCAGGCCATTCTTCGCCTCGCATACCGACGTATCTTACTTCATAGTGGGCAACTTCATTGCCGCCATCGCAGCCAACTGAATGGAATCTCTCATTTTCTGAGAATTCATAGTCTTCAGGAGCAATTGGAAAATACTCTGGATTCCAGTCTGGTTTGAATCGCAAGAGACTGCAATCTCTTCCACGACTGTTGCTGTAGAACAACACTTCTGCCGGATAAGTTTTTGGAGACTGAAGTTTGATGTCGTTATGATACCAAGTTATGATTTTACATGACAATTTTCTTTTCTTGCCCTCTTCGGCTGTCATGTTACCATCCCACAGATGTCCACAAGATTGAATATAGGCATATCCATCAGTTTCATTGTGGTAAACAATTGTTCCAGAACCAGAAGCTCCAGACACGCTTATTTTAATGCCAGCAGCCAGCCATTTTTTGTATTGAGCGTCTCTTTGCTCAATTGGCATATATCCGTATGCCAAGTATGCAAACGGGTCATCTTGGACCAACGGCATGTTGTCAATAGATTTAACGGAGTTGTGTTGGGCTTCATGCGAATTGTTCTTAAGAACAAAACAAAGCATCAACAAACTTAAAAACAAAGAGGAACAGATAAGGATTCTCTGAAGCATTTTGGATTGATTAACTCCAGTAAACATGGTAAAATGACAACTGTTGTATATATGGAGTGTTAAGAATGTTGAGTTTAGCAATTCACCACAATTTGTGGCTGACTAGAGATCAAAGATATGCTGTGCATAATGGCATAGAACTTGTGATCGTTGGAGTATCTGTTCCTGTGTGGGTGGCAAACCAAAAATCCACATCAGAACCTGCTCAAGAAATCTTCTGTAAGTATAATTTGAAGAACACGAAAATAAACGAACCAATCAAAATCAATAAAGATGGGTACGAAATCACGCTGCCATATCAAGAAGGAACTTTGCCAAGTTTGACTGATGAAGAATGGCGAGAACTGAATGCTACCAATCCTTCGAAACTAGATGAAGTTTACAGCAAATGCAAGAAGTCTGTATGTTCAAAAAACTTACTGGATTTGAAAGATGGCGGATGTAAATGTCTGAGCTTCAGAGAACACAACAAAATGAAGAATGACAATGAAATCATCAACTTCATTCATTTTGTAAACATTATGGACATGGAAGAGTTGACCAAGAGTCTGATTTAGCAATCTTTTAGACGCATTCCAATTCTCATTGTCACATTGTCTCCTGCCAACAAAGAAACAGCAGTTCCAAGAACCGCTGTTGATATCAGATATCCGGTATTATCATTCTTGGTTGTCAAAAACAAATTGGAAACAGGCCCCCAGTTACCGACAGTAGCTCTGAATGCAACAATTGGACTGGTGGCTACAAAATGATCATTTTCCAAGTTTATAGCAAAATCGCCAGAGGAACTCACAGCTTGTCTTTCATATCCTCCAGATGATGGCTCTCCAATCAAATCATCGGCTACATCGGTCGCCACAATGGTTTGTCTATTGTCGAGACCCAAATAATAATTTTCTGGGATAATTGTACTAACTTGGCCACCTGTAAAAGCGGCCCTTAACAAGAATTCTTCACCTTCTTGGTGAAGTATATTCTTGATGTTCTTTTGTTCCCACAGAATGTTGCCTTTGGCGTCTCTGTGTTGAATTTCGATAATTGTGAGAATGCCGTTCCAGTTACTCATACGTTCTGTACCTAATTTGAGATTGTGCCTTCTGTTATATAGCATAGTGATTTGAATAGCATACATAGAGCATGGCGAACTTCAAATTGTGGTTTTATGAAAATTTAGCCGGACCCGGAGATGGTCCAGATTCTCAGCCATTTGATTTGGCAAGAATGTATCTGGCAAACAAAGGTTCTGCTGGAGCATTGCCACAAGTTGGAAACTATCCTCCAAAGCCAGCTAAAACAGCTACAGAAAAATATCTTGATCCAGCACACAGGAAAAAGATGATGAAACACAAATAAGAAACGGATGGTTGTTAAAGCCATCCGTTTCTTATTTGTTGCTAAAAATCAAGATTTCTAGTCTTAATCGTCATCCAGATCATCAAGATCATCCAGATCGTCATCAAGATCGTCGTCGTCAAGATCATCCAGATCGTCGTCGAAGTCATCGTCTTCGTCGTCATCCCAATCATCGTCTTCGTCTTCGTCCTCGTCATCGTCGTCGAGGCCATCGAGATCATCGTCGAAATCGTCGTCTTCATCCTCATCGTCGTCAAGATCTTCATCATCAAGATCATCATCGTCGAAAAGGTCAATGCTTGCTGGGCCGTTAAACCCATAAACATCCTCCATCCAATCGGGGAGGTTTTCATTCTTAGTAAAGCGTCTCGCCATTTTTCGGTCCTCCTCTTAGCGTTGTGAAACCCTAATGCTAGTTCAGCAAAAAGGTGGTAGTATATATTAAGTACGCCGCCACCTTTTTTACTGATAACAGGAGCAAATTATTACAGAAAGTTTCTTGTGTGTCTACACGAAAAATCAACGAGTTACCTTGTAACTCAAAGAACAACAAGTTTTGCTTTTGCTACTTTTGGTTTCTGAACATGTAGTTTTTGAAAAAACTATGCGTTTTCTGCCATCTGGTGCAATTTCTTCTGTAAAAGTTCCGATGAGCCTGCCATGTTCCTGTTCCCAATTCCACAAAGCAGACCCTTTTCGAGCCTTGGATGGCTTGCTGCAATTATCCAAACCTGTACAGCAACAGCCAGCACTGTTTTCTGCCTTGTATCTCTTGTTGTATTCTGGGGCGGAAAAACTTGGATCGCCGCCACCGCAACAGCCAGTTCCTCCGCCAGTTACAGAAACAATCCTGCTGGTTACAACGGACACGCCTTTGCACAATGCTCCACCAAGTGCTGTTATGTCATAAATCATATTGGCTCCTTAGATAAAATGTGTTCTGACGAGTTTTCCATCTGTAATTTGAAATGGAGTCAATGGATCATCGCTAACAGAATTGGTTTTGTACAAATAAGAAATCATGTCCTGAGCACCACTCAAAGATTCATCTTCAGAAACCATGATACTATCTACCAAATTCTTTTCATTATCGTACAAGTGAGCCTGACTTTGAGGAATTTCCACTTCGACATCATAAAGAGGATTGTTGGATTCTGATTGTGCTCTAATTAAATGTTCTCCAAGTTTAAGATGCTTAGTGCTTAAAATGCTGACAATTCCTTCTTCATTGTCACAAGTAGGAGCCGATAACATTCTAACTTGTGGGGTCAACATGTTTCTGTCAAAAAATATCTGTTGCATACGATTGTGATATTTCCAATTGCTTAAAGTAACATCTGTCCACAACAAAGTTCTTGACATTGATTCAAAAAAGTTGGCATTCAAAGGAGCAAACTGAATTGCCTTCATAACATATCTCAGGATTGTATCCCGTGCTTGATGAACGGCCTCAAGATTAGAAACTCCAGTTGATTTAACATCATTGTAAATCATGACAAAAATGTCATAAAGTGCCCCCACAAAGATTCTGGCAAAGCTGTGACATTCGGCAGCCAATTTGTCGTTTGGAGCATCTTCTGGTAATGTGCCCGGATTGACATACTTAAAGTTGTTGATCGCACAACGCAGACAATTAGGATTTCTTCCACTTGCCGGATCAGATAATTTGAAAATCACCTTGCCCATCTGTTCAGCCATATTTGCCACAACATTTTCTTTTGTAAAATCTCCACCTGTTTGTTCAATGGCGTAATTGCTTACTTCATCGTGAGACAAATTTTTCATCATAGCCACGAAGTCTCCAAATGCTTCATGAAAAGCAGCAACTTCAAGAAACGCAGCACTGAACATATCTGGTCTGTAAAAATCTAAAACAGCATGTCCAAGTTCATGAGAAACAACATCAGCGGAATCGCAGGTGTAAATTGTTCCAATGAGTTCATGTGAGAAATAAAAGAACTTCAATTGCTTTCTATCGTAATAGGCATTTAGATTATTTCCTGCTCTTGGAAATACTGAAAGTGATGATGTTGCAGCCCATTTATTGATTGGTTTGTCTGTGTATTTGTTTAAGAATTCGATGGTATGAGAAAGAGTCACCACACAGTTGGCTGCTTGTGATTCAAAGCTTCCTAAAGGAAAGCCTCCGCCCTTGTAATTATGCACTGCAAATTTTGGAGCATCTAAAGTTTTCGGAACTGCAACTGAAGAAACCAAGTTTGGAGTAGTAGGATCGTTGAGAATGTACTCAATTGGTTTATCGACAATGATTGTGCGTGGCACTTGTGGCACCTGCGGTGCAGGTGGACGAGTACCGGGTCTTCTGCGAAGAATCACCGCACCCTTTGCCGATGTATCAAAGCCTAAAGCTCCAATAATTTTCTTAATGAAATTCATGTTGTATATCTCCTGAAGATTGCGAATCTTTCAAAGGTATATACTCATAACAAGAGAGGTATCCAGATGAGTTGGTCACAAAAAGAAAAAGTCATCAGAGAGAAAAGAACGATAGAAGCCACCAAGAAAAACATAATGGGTCCGTCTGGCAAAATAGGAATCATTGTAAGAGCTTTAGGAAGTCCAATTATGGCACAAGGCAGCACGTATGTTGACACACATTACTTGGAAGATCCGTATGAAGATTTCTCAGATATGAAATTTGAAACAACAGCCAGTGGTCAAGATGGCCCAATTGCATGGCGTGGAGAAATTCTTGAAGACGAAGGAGGGGCTGGTGCCATCCACGAAGAGAATCCAAACTTCTTAGGATACGTGTTCGATGGTTTGAGTCGTGGCATTCACTTAGAGATCCAATACATGCGTCATGAACACACAATGAAAGTTCATTACAAAGGATATGAGGTCTATAAAGAAGTAGCTGGAGAATTAGATGCGTATGCTCCATTTCCAGAATGGGAAGATGTAATTGTTCGCTTGTACAAGTCTGCTAAAGAAAAATACAAAGACATTAAAGATCAAGAGCACGCAGAATTTGCAGAAGTCGTTGAAAGGAAAAAAGCTACTTTTTGGAATCGCATCAGAACACGATGGGGATTTTAATAACATTCCCCCTCCATTGGTGGTTCATGAAACGACTCTTAAATTCTACAAAAAACAATTGTCAATCATACATAATACAGATCAAGTAGATCATCTCGTAAACCCACGGGAGGGGAAATATGACCAAGCATTACCACTGCTGCTCAGACGATCAAAACGAAGTAAGAGTCAATAAAATGACACTTGACGATGGCCGTCACGCAGAAAAACACGTCTCTACTGACGAAGAAGGAAACGAAGTAGTTGAAATCTTCGCAGAAGAAAAACGTCCGCTAAAACTAGAAAAAAGAATTCATCGAGAATTCAAGAATGTAGTTTCTAAAGAAACTCATGAAACGATTAAAGACGGCGAAGTTGCACACGTCGAGGTTCGGTCTACCGAATCTGAAGTGCCACTCAAAGTTGTGGACAGAATCGGCATTGTAAACCATGCGAAAATAGTCGATGGCGATTACGTTCGCAAAGAAGAAATCGGAAAGATTGTTGCAGACAGTGTGGTAGCTGGCGTCTCGGCTCTTATGGAAAACATGGAGCCTGTATATCACAGAGAAGAAGCAGCTTCACAGCCTCAACAACCTCAACCTATTTTCAGAGCACAATCAGTTGTTGAAAGCAACGTAGCTGAAAAGAAGAAAGGTGACATGACCGTCAACATCGTGATGGCAGTCATCCTCTTTGCCCAAATGGGATTCTTCGGTTACATGTTTTTCGTAATGTAACAAAAGATGAACTCATCTTTTTAATAAATCATGGCGTCTTTAGACGCCATGATTTTTTTATAGAGATGTCATTAAATCGGTTGCACCTATTTGTTTAGCGTTCGACAAAGGCCACCGCTTTGAATCTCTGAAACGCACTCCCATATCACGCATGTATCGCTTCCAATCATTACTGGAAGATCCGCCTTCTCCAATTGATTCGTAAAACATCTTCTTTTGCTCATTGACCTCATGAAGCAATGTAAGCTTGAAAGCCTGACTGTATTCAAATGTATGATAGTCAGCAATTCTTTCCAAGATTGTCAATCCCGGTCGATCAGTAATCCTTTTAAGAATTGACCACTGATGATTGTCCATCAAGAAATCTTCTACAGCACAGAACATTCCGGGACACATTGGTTCATCTGTATCGTGAATCAAAATGTAATTGGTGATGTTTTCAGAATGACGCATCAATTCCAAAAACAAATGCTCATAGGTGTGAAATGTATCAAGAAACAACATCTCTGATTCTGGCAACCAAGCATCAAGACTGTCTTGCGGATGGAACTCTACAAACGTGTCTTGTTCCATTCCATCCATGATGATATCTCGAAGACGATTGCGATCAATCTCAAATGGTGGTTTGTCCCAATCAATGATAGTAAGTCGCTTTGGCTTAGCTGCCATCAAAGCTGAAGTAGACACTCCTCCACGAAAGCCCAATTCAACTATGCGTGGGCTTTTATCAGCAAAAGCTTTTAGAGTGGTAAGATGACTTTGTATGTCAGAAGGTATGTCTAAAAACTTCTGATAAGTTAATTCCGTTTTTGACATGGACGAACCTTTACTTCAAAACCAGTTATTGATTTTTCCAAACCACTTTTGACAATGTATGCTTCGGCACGTGTCTTTGCCTCATTCATCGCATTGTCAAATGATGTTGGCCCAAGTTCTCCGAGATCAGCAAACTTGACGCCCAGACCATTGTGACGATACATCATTTCCATTCTCCATGATGTTGTCGTACTTTGCGTATCGGCAGGAACTTCATCTTTCCAGCCAATCATCTTCTTGACGGCTTCCAGAGCTTCATCAAAGGAATTGAATTCCCAATTTTCTCCGCCAGACCTCGGCATCTGGCTAATTGGCGTAGGTGTTTTGTGCAGTACAAATTTTGTACTGTCTTCATAAATCAAAAATCCATGATTCATGATTGTTCTGTAAAGTTCCATTTTGTTTCTTTCATAAAAAATGCTCGGCGAAAAACGCCGAGCATGGGTCGCACTCCGCTGGCACTTCGCTCTTAGGCACCTTCAGTGAACATTGTCATGATCGGCAACCGTTCGAGAGTGGTCTCTTCTGGGTCTTTCATGAATGTCTTCGAAGACATTCTCAGACGCTTGTAATCGCCCCACTTGGCGATATCTGATTTTCGATAGCTTTTCACGCTATCAAGTGCTTCGGTCACAGTTCTGACCGTGCTTCCACATCGGATTTCATATCCGATGATCAAATTGTCTCGGTCTTCAATGACCAAAACGGTTCTCCGAATTGGATGGCTGTGATTGCCTTTGTAGTAAAATCTTGCAACTGGCTTGTGAGTCACAAGATCATAAGTTTTCTTTTTGTTTGTCATTTGTCTCTCCGGTTAGTATTTGTTGGTAAAGGTTTGTTGCAAACTCAACTTCAGCTAACCTTTTATTGGAAAATCGGTCATCTGTCAATGGAACTTCATAAAGAATGTAATCTTTAAGAAACTCCGGTGCAACTTTTGGTCTGTTGGCTCCTTCTGGCAACTCCACTTCTGCTAAAACGAAATACAGGTGGTGTCCTTTTTTGAAGAAATCAACTTCCCATTTGATACCTTTATCTTCGATCACATAGCGATCTTTCTTTAATTTTCCAACACAAACTGACCATAAATCTTTACCATCACGATCATCAATCTTCTTCTCAATTTCGATGACCCGCTCTTCAACTTTCTGTTTGAAAGTCAAGAACCACTTTTGCTTTTCACCATCATCAATGCAACGAATACGAGTGGTCATGCCTTTGCTAAAAGCCAAATATCCCTGCTTGATGTGTTGATGTTCTTTGGCCATTTTAAGAAGTGTGGGGTGATCAAAATCATTGGCCAACTCCATAGAGATCATGTACTTGTATTCGTGTTCTGTGGGCATTCGATTCCTTTCGGGAAATCTACGATGGTGACTGAACTTGTTTCTGGATCGTACTTAAGCAAAGAGTCTTTCGCTTTCTCAATGGCTCCTCTGAGAACCTCTTGTATGTCGCAAACACGATCCATGAAAACGTAATAGTTGTCAATGGCTTCACCTTTTTGGTGAAGCCATTGATTGATATCCATTGCCATGTGATACAACATGATCTGTTCGACAGTTAGTTCTTTTTTAGGCATTTAGACCTAAAAGATTGAATTCAAATGCCGCCTTCTGAGAGTCTGTCAATTGATCTTCATAGAACAAATGCACATAAGAAGTTTCTGTATTGCCCAAATCTGTTTCTATCAGACGTGTTGCATAATTATTAGAAACAGCAGATTCTATTTCGTGTGCCAATTTGCACAAATCTTGTGGAGACGCTGATCGCATTTCGGGTAGTTCTGCAACTTTTGTATTTGGCCATCCGCCAAGATGAACAATCAACGTGGCAAATTCATCAATGTGGTGCAGTTCGCTTTGAGCTTCCTTCAAGAACAATTCACGAAATTCTTCTCTGTGCAAACCCTTTACAATCGCAGCCGCTTGTTGATAGAACAAGCAGTGCATTCTTTCGTTTTCCAAATCTTTCTGTAACAAAACAATCAATTCTTTATTTGTCATTTTTTCCTCCGTGTGGATGTTGGTGATAACTGTGAAATGGCATGTCTGGATGGCCATGATCATGCGTATATGGGAGTTCTTTGAATTTGGCGTAATTGAACTTCGGAGCATTATCCGATTGCACTACCTTCCATGATAATTCAAATCCGTAGCGAGCAACCTTCTCCATTCCTTCAAAATTGATCCGATCTGTATCATCGTCTGGTGTGTGATAATACGGGTGCAATCCTGTGTGTAGGAATGCAATCGGAACCTTCTTGTTGTAAAACGACGCATGATCTGAACCTCCAGATCCTCTGGAGGTGATTTTCTTAGCAAACGGATACTTTCCGTTCAAAAGATCAATGTAACGACTAACGTCGATGGAACTGTCTCCTGTACTCCAGTTGACAAAATACTCGCCCTTTCCCAAATATCCAATCATATCCATGTTTAACATAAATACGTGTTTTTGCATAGAGGGATTTTCTTTCGGAAAAACTGGATTGTTACAGTAAAAACGACTTCCAATTAGACCCATCTCCTCAGCAGAGTAAGATTGAAACACAACCGTTCTTTTTACTTGACCTTTAAGCATCGAAAAAGATTTGGCAATCTCCAACAAAGCTACAGTCCCAGATCCGTTATCGTCGGCTCCATTGTGAACCGTTCTTTTATTGGGGGTTCTGGACATGGAAGGCCCATATCCGATGTGATCCATGTGTGCCCCGATAACTACGATCTCGTTCTTTAAGACAGGATCGCTTCCCTCAATCCAAGCATAAATGTTTTGGGTAAAGTCATCTCCTTGTTCTTTCTTTGGACCCGGATTCAATCTCTCAATAGAGAACTTGTGGTACATCGTTGGCAAACCAAATTCTTCGTATTTTTTCTTAATGAACTCAGCAGCCACAATATTGCCTTTTTTGCCGCTCATGCGTCCTTCAAGTTCATCGCTAGCAAGATATGTCAAATCTTCCTTAAGCTGTTTTGAGTTGATAGATTCCACAGCTTCATCAAATGTTGGCTCTTTTGGTGGCGGCGGATTGATAGGTGTTTCTCCACCCTCCTCGACAGGATCAACCTGAATCGGCAAATTAAAATGTTCTCTGTTAAACATTTTATATGATGTAACTGCTAATCCAATTGTACTCATGGTCAACAAAACCAACAGTAAATGCTTTATTTTCATTGTGTCCTTTCAAAAATAGCATTCTTCCTAATAACTAATGATATGCGTACAGACATAGATTTCGAATGGAAGAAGAAGTATCGTACCCTAAAAGAGTTTTACGATCACGAATATGACAAGAAATACTACTCGTTCAATAAGTTTGAACTTGAGATTGATCCGATGGAGCCTTTTGAGGACATCGAAAAGTATTCGGCAGAAGAACAACAAAGAGAACTCGTAAAATGTGCGATGTCTTTCACATATTGGTGCCACAAGTATGTAAAAATCACTCACCCAAAGCGTGGGTTGCTGCCATTTGTTATGTACAAATACCAAAGACGATGTATTCAAGAATATGAAAACAACAGATTTAATATCTTGTCGAAATTTCGTCAAGGGGGACTGACAACTGTTACTGTAATTTGGTCTTTATGGAGATGTTTGTTTAAGCTCGATGAAACCATCATGGTCTTGTCAAAGTCAGATCGTGAAGCTATCGCTGCTGGAGAAATCGTCAAACGAGCTTTAATTGAACTCCCTGTCTGGATGAAACCAGAAATGGAAAAGAACAATGACCATCAAAAGTTGTTTTCAGACACTGGCTGTAAACTATTCTTTTATACACCTGAAGCTGCTCGTGGTAGATCTATCACATACTTGATCTTGGACGAAGCTGCGTTTATTCCACAGATGGAAAAACACTGGAAAGCTATGTTTCCAACAATCAGCACCGGTGGACATTGTATTTGTATTTCTACAGTTAATGGTGTAGGTAACTGGTACTATGACATTTTTACAGGTGCTGAAAAGCATCAAAACGATTTCCATATCATCGAATTGGATTACTGGGACCACCCGGACTATGACGATGAAGACTGGGTAAAACAAACCAGAGCACAACTTGGAGAAAAAGGCTGGCAACAGGAAGTTATGCGTGACTTCCTTGGTGCTGGCGATTCATTCATCCCCAACAGCATCATCAATGATTTGGAACTTGTCACAAGAGATATAGAACCAATCAAAATGTTGTTCCCGCAATGGAACAACTTCGACGAAGCACGAGAAAAAAGAGTATATGACCTAGACACATGGGAACGTGGTGCTTTGCACATCTGGAGAGAGCCTATTGATGGCAGAGAATACATAATGGGAGTTGATGCTTCTGAAGGTATGGGAGAAGAAAATGACAATTGTTGTTTTGAAGTATTAGACGCCGTTACATGTGAACAAGTCGCAGAATTCTATAGCAACATCTGTCCTCCACACAACTTCTCCCAAGTCGTAGCCATGGTAGGCAGAATGTATAACAATGCCTTGATCATTATCGAGTCACAGAGTGCAGGTCTTACTGTTCTTGACAAATTGCAACACGATTTCTTCTATGAAAACTTGTTTGAATGTTCTCAAGGCGGAAATAGTAAAACATTGTCTGTCGGAATCAAAACGAGCAGAGGCACTCGGCCAAAGTTCTTAGAAACCATGCAAACCCGACTCATCAATGAAAGCATTGCTATTCGTAGTCGCAGATTTGTAAAAGAACTTAAAGGTTTCATCTGGAACTCACAGACAAAAAGAGCAGAAGCCACTAAGGGATTTCACGACGACGCTATTATGGCATTGTGTCTGGCATTGTATGCCAGAGATGAAAGAATGCGTCAGATCCCAATGGGGATTGGAGAAACAGAAGAAGAATATACAGAAAAATTCAAGGCTGAAATCTACGACGACATTAAACGAGAATTGGCAAAAGCCACTCCAGATGAATGGCTTGATCCAGATGACATAGAACTTCTTAAGGGATTTGATGTCATCCCATCTTCAATATCTGAGTATTCCAGAACACACGACCGTCTGTTGAAAGAATTTGGCTGGTAATTTTCTTTAAGATTTCTTTTGTTGGTCTAACGAAGAAAACATTATTGCAGAACTCAAAAAACTCACAAATAGCCTTGGAAGATTTCCGAAATACAACGAGCTTGGACACATAGCTAAAGGCATTGACAAAAGCAAAAAAGGCATGAAATATTTTAAGGAGAAAACACAATGAGCAACAAATCAAAAGAACTAGGAAAAGCTTCATCACTCTTGACACAGGCTTTAGGAACTGCTTTAGCTTCTATGCCAAACAACAGGGCTGTCATTGAAGCCACAGGAGACATTCGTAGAGCTATTCAAAAAATTGACGGGGTTGCTAAAGAACAACTCAATAAAAGAAAAATGTCCCAATCGCAATTTGAAACTTGGTGGGGAAACATCCAGTCAGGAACTGCTAATCAAAGCAGTACCCCAATGAGTCAAGAAACTTGTCAAAGAAGTTTAGCTCAGCTTGATAAAATGATTGTCAAAGAACAATCAAAAATTGATAACTTAGAGGCTTTGGCAGCACAACTTGACGCTAAAGCACCAGATCAACTTCTGCAAGATTGATAAAATTGATCATAGATAATGAAAATCACAGGAGAATTAAATGGCACACACATCTTTTAAGAGCTTTCGAGAAAACCGTGAAATTATTGACTTCGGTCAAAAATATGATCACTTGTGTCTGGCTATTCTTGAATCAGGCATGACTTTCGATGAGTTTTGGACCGAACACGGTTTGCCAATATTTTTAAGCAATGGAGAAGTCAATGAGCAAATCCTAATAGAAGGCTGGATGGATGCGGCTCGTGGCGGCGTAGCTGCTTTAGGAACTCTTGGAAAACAAGCCATTCGAGGTGGAGCCAATGCCCTGAGCGGTGCTGCTCGAACAGGATATGGAGCACTACAAGCTGGAGCAGGGTTGGGGAAAGGGGCACTGGGAGGTGAATTTGACACATTCCAAAATGGACTAAGTAATATGGGAAGCGGATTAGTTCAAGCTGGCTCTGGAATTGGTCAAGCTGCATTGGCTCCTGTTTCTGCTGGAATTAGAGGTTATGAAGCCGGAAAACAAAACGGCATGGGAATGAATACAGGAAATCAATTCCAACAATGGATGGGCACTAGACAAGCAGATCCAAATCAACCACAAGCTCAGCCAACTGCACAGCAGCCACAAGCTCAGCCAACTGCACAGCAGCCACAAGCTCAGCCAACTGCACAGCAGCCACAAGCCCAGCAGCCACAGCAACCACTTAATCAAAATCAACAACAAGCTGCGTCCACTGCTATAACCAATATCAAAAAAGCATTTAACGATTCAATGGCGAATGTGGTCAGTAGCTATCAACAAAATCGGGACTCTGTGGGATATCAACTCGCCAAAGGATTTATGGACAAAGTAAATGCTTACGCTGAAAAACTTCAAATAAGGAAAGGCGAAGGAAAGTTTGATACCAACGCAGCCTTCAATCAACAGCAAGTTCCTCCGACAGTAGGTTCCAATTCAACTCCACAAGGAACTCCACAACCAGCTACCGCATAATGGAATGGAAAGGGAAAATGGCCCCAAAAATGGCCCCAAAAATGGGGCCATTTCTGTTTATATACTATGAAATATCAGTTCCGAAAGTTCTTCGAGATGCAAAACGTAAAATACGATTACTCGTCAACACACATAGATGTTCCAGAGTTGTTGGCCAATGATTTGATCAAATGGGGTAAACAAAAGATCAAAGATTCCGATATATTCGTGAGTCAGATAGATCCTAGCTTTGGCAGAGAAGACGAGATGCACGTCACAGTTCTTTATGGAATTCATTCAGATTCTCCAGACCAAATATCTAAAATCATCTCTGGCAGGAAATCCATATCTGTTAAACTCGGTGAGATTGATGTGTTCACCAACCCCGATAAATTCGATGTAGTTGTGATCAAAGTCATTAGTAATGACTTGAATTCTCTCAACGCTAAACTCACAGGTGAAGTTGAGTTTACCAACAAGTACAAAGAATACAAACCACACATTACCCTAGCTTATGTAAAGAAGGGTAAAGGGTGGAAGTATCATGGACTCGATCATTGGAAGGGTAAAGAATTTTCCACAGATTACATGGTCTTTTCTTCAAAGAACGGCACTAAGCAGAAACTGAAGCTTGATTAAGTGTTCGTAGATGGAATTGCAAATCCCGTTATTGTTGGATTTTTAGCAATGATTTGCATCTTAAGACTCGCCAAATCACGTTCAATAGCAGGGATATATTTTACAGAATTGTATCCCCACTCCATTTCAATATAATCGCTGTCATTTGAACTATGATCAAGTTCTGAAAAGGCTACACCTTTTACATAAGCTCCATCTAGGTGCCAAGTCTCCATCATTACTCCGCAGCCATCATACAATTTCAAGTCAACAGTCCCATAAAACTTAGACTGATTTTTCTTAAGCCAATAGTTGTTTGTTTTATTGTATTTTGATTTGTCTAGCACGAGACCAGTGGAACTTAAACCAAGCGTTTCAAAACCCTTGATTTTAGAAAAAATGTCAATAACGTCATAGAAAGTTGAAGTAATCCCGCCAGCATCTTCAATAGGTCTTTTACTCAATCTAATGAAAGTTTCTGGAATCTTAAATAAAGGCAGTTCAGCAGTTATCGTCCATCTGTATTTTCGGATAAAACGAACTTGGCCTAACATACCGAGGTCCATATTTGCTGTTGTTGACATGACATATTGATAGTCTCCTAATTGAAAAAGGTGGGAAGGTCTCCGGGAACCGGATTCCAAATTGCTTTGGCTGCTCTATGGAAATATTGAGTCATTCCAGATAGTCGCAACCGATAGTAGTGGTCGGCATCTGTGTATGCCTTCCATTCTGGGTGACTGGCGTCGAATCCAGAGTTCAAAAATATGAAGTAACTGTGATTGAAAAGTGACTGACAAGTAAATTGATGGTTATGCAAGAGTACATCTCCCCAGATTGCAACCGAGTTAGAACTTTTGTGTGGCTGTCTGGTAAGGAAATTGGCGTCTTCAGGATGATGATATTCCAGACCTGTAATTGAAATTTCTATGCGTGGATCAGAATTCAGAATGTTTGTTAGTTTCTGCCATCCAGATCCGGGATGAGTCATCAAGAATAATGTTTTTTTCATAAGTAAACACAAATCAATTCTTCCCAAAAACTGTCTGTTCCAAATGTGGGTAGTTTTTTATAGCCCATTGATCCAAGATGAAGATACCAATCTCTTCCAAGTCTTGTCAACACAAAATTTATACTGCCACAATACACATGAATTGTATGAGATTGTCTTGTTCTTTGATTAAATTGTATAACTGTATTTGAATTTATGCTCTTTAAGAAAGAGATTATTGCATTGGCTTGTTTGATGTGATTCCTGATAATCCAAAAGTTCATTGATGCTCCTTACTGTTATACGAGTATCGTCTGCTCAAAATTGACGCCACCCTAATAACTACGATAGGTAGCAAGTAGTTCTTAGGATCATCTGCAAGGAGTACAATATGGCTTGGTGGGATTTTTTCAAAGTATTCACTTATTCATTCACTGAAGATCCGCTGTCAAAGCGGAGCAAGAGAGATATGGGTGGTGCTGGAACTTCGCAACCAGATGCGATTCCAGATATTCGAGGCGGTCAAGACGGTTTCGCTGGCGGTGGTCGAGGATCAGTTCGGTTAAGAGACACAAATGATTTCATTGATCTCTCAACTGTTACAAATCGTCTTCATAGATATAAAGAGTATGAACGTCTCAGAAATATGGCCGAAATAGAAATGGCCATGACGGTTTTCGCAGATGAAGCGTGCTTCTCTGGCGATACCAAAGTTGAAACTCCAACTTATGGAACTGTTACTCTCAAATGGCTTGCCGAAAATCTCAAGGATGAACGATTTTTGGTGTACTGCTATGATTTGACCAAAAATGATTACACATTAGGCTGGGCTTTCAATCCCAGAAAAACCAAACGTGCCCACACCATCAGAGTCCTGCTGGATGATGGAAGTTATTTCATCTGCACTCCAGATCACTTGATCATGCAGAGAGATGAATCTTGGACCGAAGCTGGCAAGCTTGAATATGGCAGCGAACTAATGCCATTCTATAAGATTCCTGCTCGACAGGATTTGACAAAATCCAAAACAAATCAGTTTCCGAGAATTTGGACCCGTGATAAGGGATGGATTCACGAGCGACAATTTGTAGACGAATGGAGTACCGGCAAAGAGAAAGAAGATCTGCAAGTCGTTAACAGCTACTGCCGCATGATATCAGAAGGTCTGTCAATAAGAAAAATCACTCATTTGACCGGGAACGATTTCGACACTATCAAAGACAGAATCGAACGTGCTGGATTTTCCAACAATGAAATCAAGTGGCTCGGAAAGAAATCAGATCGCCGTCGAGTCATTGGCGTGCAACAACATAAAGAAATTGATGTCTATGATTTGTCTGTAGAAAAGCACAAGAACTTCTGCACAAACTGGGGAGTTGCTCATAATTGTCAAAAGGATGATGACGGAAGAGTAATGTCTGTTGAATGTGCCAGCCAAGAGATCAAAGAAGAGCTTGAGTATCTGTTGTTTCACCGCAAGATGCTTAACTTCGATCAGAACAAAATTTGGAATACAGCCAAACAGTTGTTTATCATGGGAGATTTCTTTTGGGAAATCGTTATTGATCCAGAGAACCCAAAAGATGGCGTGCTAAACTTGGTGCCATTGCCAGCAGACAGTATGTTCCGCATAGAGACCACTAAGGGCAAATTGATTGAATTTCAGCAAAGCAAAGAAGGCCCAGATTATGAAAGTTTGGCCAGAGTTGAAATTACTCAAGCTACCGATGCAGATTTGCATCAAGCAACAGCAGTCAGGTTTGCTCCAGAGCAAATTGTTCACATTAGAATTGGGGATGATCGCAAGACGTTCTACCCTTATGGCGTGTCATTGATCGAGGCGGCTCGTGGGCCAGCCCACCAATTGAGACTGATGGAAGACGCCATGGTGGTCTATAGATTGACGAGAGCACCAGAAAGACGTGTCTTTTACATTGATGTGCAGCAATTGCCGCCTTACAAGGCCGAGGCTTTCATTGACAGAATGAAGGATCAGTTCAAGAAAAAGAAAACAGCCAGCAATCGTGGTGGTCCGGGTGCTTCTTCTGTAGAAGAAAGATGGCACGCACCGGCTGCCGATGAAGATTACTGGATTCCAATTAGAGCCAATGCCAATACTCGTGTTGAAACTTTGCCGGGTGCTCAAAACTTAGGAGAAATCGACGATACTGTGTATTTCAGGAACAAGTTGTTTACAGCTTTGAACTTCCCAAAGAACTACTTCAATAACGAAGATGCCCAAAGCACGAGAATTGCTTTGTCTTCTCAAGATGTTAAGTTTGCTCGAATGATAGAAAGACTGCAAAGTCACATCGAAGATTGCTTCTGGGATATTTGTGATCGTCATTTGAAACTTCTTGGATATCCAGAAGAAAACTATGAAGATCTGGCAATCAAAATGACTCCTCCTAGTGATTGGAGAGAGTTGACTAGAGCAGAAGTTCTTACAAATCGTCTTACTAATGCGTCAAACTTAAAAGGATCGCAATTGATGAGCGACTTTGACATACTAACAAAGTTCTTGAAATATCCAGAAGATGAAGTTGCAGAGATGCTAGCAAGACTCAAAATACAGAAGCTTGATGATCTCAAATTGCAAATCATTGCTCAGAATCCGACGATATTGGGCGTTGGAATACCGGGTCCAGATGATATGGAAATCGGCACAGAACCGGGTGGCCCAAGTCCAATGCTTGGTGCAGATGCTGGTGGACAACCTCCAGCACCGGGTGCTCCACCAGCAGGCAGACCTCAAGGCATGAGGAAGTTTATGGATGATGGCGGAGATGATATGGGGGCACCTCCACAAAATGGACAACCACCAATGTCTGGATCTGGAAATCCACTTCCAATGCCAGAAGAAGACGACATTCAGAAATTCAATCTTGATATTCAAAATTTTGAATCTGAAATGGATGAGGAAGAAGTGGATAGGTCAGAAGAATAATGATAATAGTGTATTCAAGATGCACAGAAGATTGGAGCAATTACAGTTACGAAGAGCTTCTGTGCATCTCGAAGAAAAAATCAGGCAGCGACATAGGATCATTTCTTGATGAAAAAACGGCTTTAGATTTATTCAAGAAGATGAAAACATGGGACAAGCTTTGTGATATTTCGTACTTCAAATACAGAAGTATGTTAAAGTCTTTGTCTCTTAACACTTGGAGCAATTACAAAGTTTGTAACTCCAAGGAAGAATTATTTGACAGTGTTTCTAATGATGACTTTGTATGCCCATCAGACGATGATGATTGGTACAGACAAAATCTTTCTGAAAAAATCCCAGAGCACATAGGAGATTCAGATTTTTTGCTATGGGATCAGATGGCATACATGGTTGGAGGAGCCCCTCATCATTGGTCTGAATATCACGGAGATACAGTAGGAAGTAACAATTATTGCATTACTGGCCGTGCATTTAGATCTATGAAAAAAGACGATTTGATGTTATTGTTGAAAAATCATGCGTGGGCAGATCATGTTTGCGAAAAAGCTGGACTGAATAAGAGAAAAACAAAATATTTGATGTCTTGTTATTTATGGCACATTGGAAGTGCTAGCTACATGATGTCAGAATATTACCACAGACAATACGAAAAAATAGAAGAAAGAATTCTGCCGCTTGAAATGAGTTGGGCACAAGATTACTTTTCAGAGTATGTGAAAATACACAATTCATTAAATTCCAAACCACAAAAAAAGGTCAAATATTTATGAACAACAATCTGGTGAAAGAAGCTGTGATTTACTCTATGAAAAACAAAAAGTCTATTGAAAAGTCAGAGACTTGTGGATGCTATCACTGCCTATCGGTATTCCCAAAGCATGATATTACAGAATGGACCGATAATGGCGAAACTGCAATTTGCCCTAAATGCTCGGTGGATTCTGTTTTAGCACAGACATACGGCATTCCACTTGATGCTGAGCATTTACAAATTTTG